CGCCTACCTGAAGCCGAAGGGCCAGTCGGGAGAGTTCAGCCATCCCATCTTCATCGAGGTGGAGTGGCTGGACTACCTGCTCTGGCACGACCTCACCGGTCACGCCGAGACGGGCTTCGCCTTCACGCCCGAGCAGGAGGTGCTGGCGTTCCGCCGGCACACCGAGCAGTGCCTCAGCCTGGACTTGCGGCTGGCTCTGTTCACCCAGCAGATCCTGCCCATCGCCCACGCCATCGTCACGGGCTCGTGGATCGACACTCGGGCGCCCGTGCCCGGGCCCATCACCGCCGAACTCGTCGAGCGCCTCGGCCGCCGGTCGTGAACGCCATCGAGTTCGCCCAGCACGCCGTGGCCGCCTGCATCGCAGGCCCCGTGCTCGTGCTGACTGCCATCGTCGTCCGAGCCATCTGGTGGCACGGCGACTGAGCGGGGAGGAAGCCCTGCCAACCATCGAGCCCCTCGCCTAATCCGGCGGGGGGCTCTTTGCGTTCAGCGCTTGACTCTGAGCAGCCGGGGGTTCCGCTTGACGGCCTTCTTCGAGGCGTGCCGTGCAGCGTTGGCCAGGGCGCCGGCCGGCACCCCTCGGGCCACGAGCGCTGCGAACCCGGGGTGGGCCGCTGAGTGACCGTGGATCGGGTGCGGGTGCCGAGCCATCACGGACCAGCGATGGCGTCGACGCACTGCCAGGTGCGCTGGTCAAGCACGGCGGTGACCGGCAGCCCGCAGACCCGCTGGAGGTTCTGCATGGCGGCGATGCTCCACAACTGCATGACCTGGTAGGGCGGGTGGATGTCCTGGCCAGCCTCGAAGATGGCGACGTGGTTGAAGTACGTCACCGCACCCTGTGTAAACGGGTCGTTGGTGCCGGTGGCGTAGCCCGAGCCGAGCACGAGGTTCGGCTTGACGGCCACCGGCCACAGCCCGTACTGGTGGTGCCACGGGTCGTAGACGATCGCTGGCGGCGGGCTCGGCGGGCCCGAGTTCTTGAAGGTGCAGGTGTTGAGCACCCACGGCGCACGCCGGTAGTCCCGGCTCGCCGGGATATCGCTCGGCTGGATATGCCAGGGCTCGGAGTTGACGTTGGCGAAGTCACGCAGGCAGAACTTCCACTCGTTGGCGTTCATCCAGCCCCACGAGGAGGTCGGGACCATGTCGCAGGCCACCGCACCGCCGCTCGTGCCGTCGGCTGGGAAGCCCTCGTGGTTGGAGTTGCCGGGCGAGGCGAAGCCAGGGCCCCCGTTGGTGGGCTGGACCCGCCAGCAGGTACCCACGCCGAGGGGCACGCCGTTCGCCGCTGCGAACTCCATGAGGCCACGGACCCGCCGCCAGAACTCGAAGTTGGCCTGGCGCACGGTCTGCTTGGTCTCCAACTGCGCCATCGTCACCTGAGCACCGGCGTATCCGTACGGATACGGCTGGTTGTCAGGCAGACAGGCGGACAGGGCGGCAACAGCGACGACGGCGACGAGCGCCGCCAGCGCCCGCCTCATGCCAGCGCTGGGACGAGGCCGAGGAGCAGCACGAGGCCGACCACGGCCACGATCACAGCCCAGAGAGCGCCGGCCACACGACCGACGACGAAGACGATCACGAGCAGGACGAGGAAAGCAAGGAGGCTCATGCGGTCGACCTTAGGCGCCGAGTTGCCGGTCGATGCCCTTGCCCTTGTACCGCTTGTTGTAGGAGTAGGGCCCGAAGCCGCCCTCGAAGTCCGGGCCTCGGCCCCGAGCGGCCTTGCGCCGGGGGTAGGACCCGTTCGGACCTGGGCCGGTGCCCCGCTTCATCACGGAGCCGTCGGGCCGGCGAGCGCCGGGCCCGTACTTGCGGTTGCCCATCGTGACGGGGTCGAACTGGGGCGAGTCCTCGGTGATCGTCGAGGCCCGGGAGCCCACCTTGGTGGAGCGGAGCCCGGAGCCCCTCGTGAACTTGGCGTTCGGCCGGCCCTTGCGGCCATCGCCAGAAACGCCCACGCCGAGTCGGCCGGTGACGGACCCGCTGGCCGACTTGCCCTTCACGGCGTTGAGGTACTTGTTGGCTGCCATGCGGGCGAGCCTACTGGTCCCAGCCGGGCGGCCTGCTTGCCGCTCCTCGGGCCAGCGCCTGCTGGAACCGGGCGCTGATAGCCGCCAGCATGGCGTCGTTGACGTCCCGCTGCTTGGGCCTGTAGGTGTGCCTGGCCGGCGTGAAGCGGGGCATCGGAGCGGGGCCGGGGCTCGGCTGCCAGTACATCAGCGAGTGCGCACGGCTCCCCGTCGGCTTGCGGGCGGCCAGGCGGATCGACGCCTGACGGCTGCCTAGCCCCCGGCGGTCCTGGATGTCGTTGGGATCGCCCGGAGGCAAGGTCAGGCCCATGCGGCCGAGATTAGCCCGGGAGGGCGGCGCCCGCCGTCATCGCCCCGACGATCACGAAGGTCAGGGCGATGGCGCCTGCGATCACGAGGGCCAGGGCGACGAGGTTGCTCACGGCTGGGCCTTCGAGGAGGCGAAGACAGGCAGGCGCTGGACGATGCCGTGCTCGGGCGTAACGAAGAACATGCCCTGCTGGGGCCGCTCGAACCCGAACCCGCCGTCCTTGGCATACTCGTCGTACCCCTTCAGACTGCCGTTCACGACGAAGTCCTGGCCCCAGAGCATCTGGTGCCAGTGCCCCATGAGGGCCACGTCGTAGGGCTTCTGGACGGCGCCGTACATGGCGTGCCGGCGCAGCCCCCACTTCATGAGGCTGGGGTAGAGCCCGCCGACCCCGCCGGCCGAGCGGAACGAATCGCCGTGGGTGAGCAGGAAGGTCGTGTCGTAGACCTTGATCTGCTGCTCGGCCGCCGTCGAGATCTGGAACGTGATGCGGCTGTCGTCCCTCAGCGTGTCGGCGAGCCAGTTGTAGATGATCCAAGCGTTGCTCGACTCGGCCCGCTTCTTCTTGGGCGTCTGCTTGTAGGTGCGGTCGTGGTTACCGTCAACCGTAGGGACGTGAACCTGGCCGAACTCGTCGGCGAGGTAGCGGAGCGCTGAAGCGAGAGCCGGCACCCAGTGGACGATCGTTGCAGGTACTGGCGCAGTGTTGGTTCGAGCCAACTCATCGTGGATCTCTCCCGTGATGATGTCCCCGAGGAGGGGGACGACGATGCCCTGGAGCGTCACGCCGGCCACGTAGTTCTTGGCCAGGTCGACCGCCCCGTTGACGATGCGCTCCAGCCGCCCGTGGGCGATGGGGCGGTCGTAGGCGTTCATGCCGTCCATCTCGTCGAGGTCGACCACCTCGTCGAGGTGCAGGTCGCTCAGCATGAGGACGGGGGTGGCGACGTGGGTGCGCTTCGAGCGGGGCTTGGTCACCCAGGCCGGCGCCGTCAGGTCCGACGCCTTGACGTAGGCGTACCGGTCGAGGCGCTTCTGGAGCCCGTCGAGCGTCAGTGCCTGCTGCCCGTTCTCACGCTTCAGGCGCCGGATCTCGTTGAAGCGCTCCTCGGCCAGTCCGTTCGCCCGGGCGAGGGCCTTCTCGATGTCAACGGTCACTGACCCACCGTACCCCGTGAGTCGGTGCCGAGGTCCCGGATCTGGAACGTCAGCAGGGCTAGGGCGTGGAAGACCACGGCCTGGAGGTGGAACGAGCCTGTCTCCTCGTCGACGTCCTCGCCGGACCAGAAGGCGGCCAGGTGGCGCTGAAGCGCCGCCATGCTCAGGCCCCAGTCGTAGCCCCGTTCCCAGTTTCGGTCCTGATACTTGGATGCCCCCTTGCCGAAGTGCTCGGCCACGAGGAGGAGGGCGTCGTAGGGCAGCAGGTCGAAGCGGGCCAACTTGGAGCCCTTGGCCCCGCCGGTCTCGGGGTCGACAACCATCTGCTCGCCCCGCAGCCACTGCTCTTTGGTGGCGGGCAGCGTGTAGGTCACGGCGTCCTCGCTCTCGAACTCGCCCGTCAGCCCATGACCGAACCAGGCGTTCGCCCAGGCCGACCGGTCCGTCCGCCTGGTGGCGGCCTCCTCGACGAGGAGGGCCAGGTGGACAGCGTGGTCGTCGTAGTCCTCGGGCTCGCTGTCCTCGGGCTCGCTGTCCTCCAGGGTGTAGTCGTCCATCACCTGGAGTTCGATGCCCAGCGGGCCGTTGAGCACCCAGGGCTGGAGCCGATCCTCGTGGTACTCCAGCCGGAAGATGTCCTTGTCGAGCGAGCGAGCCAGGCGGTACTCCCGCTGGGCGCCGGACGACAGGGCCCAGCCGTCGAGCAGCACGAGGGCGTCGGACACGGTGACGGCCGCCTCGTCCCACCGGAACGCCTCGGCGAGGTCGAACCGAGGCAGGCCGTTCACGTCCCCGGAGAGGTAGCCCGGGTCGAGGATCGACACGGAGCCCGAGTCCAGGTCGTGCCTGGCCGGGTTGAAGACGTGCCAGCCGAAGCCCGAGAGCAGGGCGTCCGCCGCCATGAAGCGGGGGAAGTTGAACTCGGGGATGCCCCGCATGGGGCCGGCGATGTAAGCGGTAGTGGTCATGGTGCCTCCTGGATGAGCCCGGCAGCGCCGGGGGAGTCGGGAACGTAGACGGTGCGGCCGAGGGCCGCCTTGACGTGCGCCTGGCCGTTGTCGAGGTAGTCGACGGCGCTGCGCAGCCAGGTCAAGTCCTCGTGCAGGGTGCCGAGGGTGCGGTTGCAGTAGACGCAGAGCAGGCCCCGCACGGCGCCGGTGCGGTGGTCGTGGTCACGTTGCGGCGGCCGGCCAGGCCGGAAGCGCTTGCCGCAAATGGCGCAGACCCCTCGCTGTGCGTGCAGCAGGAGTTCGACGTCGACATCGGTGAGCCCGAGGCGCTTCACTGCCACTGCTTGCCCTCGAATCGGAGCGGCAGCGAGTACGGGTTCACGTCGGCCAGGATACGGCCAAGAGTGGCCTCGACCACCTCGTGGTAGCCGGGCTCGATCTCGAACATGAAGGCGTCGTGGACTTCGAGCACGAGCCCGTCGAGCGCCTGCTCGGCCTCGATCATGACGTCCTTCATCACCTCGGCCACCGCCCCCTGGATCAGGGAGTTGGCCACGGCGTACTCGGGCACCCGCCCGAAGCGGGAGTTGACGTGCCGGCGCCGGCCGGGCCAGGGCAACTGGGCGTAGCCACGGCGACGGGCCTCTTTGCCGACCCGCTTCGACCAGGCGTGGTAGGTGGGGAACATGGACCTGTGGCCGTCACGGACCTTCGTGGCCATCGCCCTGGCCTGCTCCTGCGGGATGCCGGCCTTGGCGGCGAACCGGGTCATCTGGTCGATGCCGGCGCCGTACGGGATGCCGTAGTCGACGTTCTTCGCCAGCGTGTAGTACCGGCTGGCGTGGTCCTTCGTGCCGAACAGGTCGAAGGCCATCTCCTCGTGCATGTTCCGGCCCTCTTGGAGGATGGCGGTCATCACGGGGTCACCGCTCAGGGCGGCCATGATCCACAGTTCGGCCGAGGCCAGGTCCCACTCCCAGATCTCCAGTCCAGGCGCCGCCCTGAAGGACTCCCGCACGCCCGGCAGGGTCGAGCCCTTGGGGATCTGGTGCAGGTTGGGCATCGACGACGAGCGCCGGCCGGTGACCGTGCCCACCGGGTTGAACGACGGGTGGACCCGGCCGTCGACGCTCGTGCTGGCGTACTCGAACAGCGGGCCGACGTAGGAGTTCAGCGCCTTGGCGGCGCCCCGGTAGGAGAGGATGTCCTCGGCCACGGGGTGGCCCTCCATCTGCTCCAGGGCAGCCTTGGCGGTGCTCGGCACACCCCGGTCCGTCGTCTCGATTACCGGGAGCCCGTGGACGTCGTAGAGCAGAGTCCGCACCTCGACCGGCTTGGACAGGTCGTGGTCGGGGTACTTCTCCTGGATGGCCTCGACGATGGCCCGGTACTCGTAGCCGGCGGTCTGGAGCCGCTCAGGGTCGACGAGGACGCCACGGCGGCGCATCCTGTACAGGCATTCCTGGACCTGCATCTCACGGCGCAGGGCGGGCGTCCAGCGGGCGCCCTGGTAGGTCTGCAACTTCAGCGTGTCGACCGGGTCGGTGCCGGCGTAGGGTGCCATCTCCTCGGGGTACAGGTCGCCCCAGGACAGGTCCTTCGAGGCACTCCTGGCCTTGGCCCGGGACCAGGCGGCCGGCATGTCGGGGTACTCCGCTCGCAGCCGGCGGTACATCTCGGTCTGGTTCGGCCGCTTGCGCAGTTCCGCCAGGGCCTTCTGCTCGGCCCTGCTGTCGCCGCCGAGGTACAGGTCGGAGAGGGTCTTCAGCCCCTTGGGCCGGTTCTCATCCTCCAGCCAGGCGGCGGTGGCCGTGTCGTAGGTGTTCCAGCGGTGGGTGAAGCCCCGGCCCGAGCGCTCCAGGATGGCCCAGTCGAACTGGGCGTTGTGCATGACGTGGCGGGCCGGCGTGCGGCTCAGGGCGTCGAGCAGCCCCTCGATGCCGGCGGGGTCGGCCTGGCGCCCGAGCCGGTGCTGGACGGGGATGTAGTAGCCAGCCCCCTCGTCGATGGCCACACTTAGCCCGGACATCTGGGCCCCGTTCCAGGGCATGAGGTTGCGCCCGTGGTCGCCGATCTTGCGATCGCCCTCGTCGAACGTCTCGGTGTCGATGCCGACTCGGTCGGCCCGCATCACCCGGTCGGCCAGGTCACCGAGTTCGGTGCGGTCCCGGAGCAGCCGGATCATCAGTCCTCCATCTCGATCAGGATGTCCGGCCTCGGGTTGTAGCGGGCGACGGAGCGGGCGACGAGCCCGACCTCCTCCAGTTCGAGCGGCGGGTCGACCAGCACGGCGTTGAGAGCGGCCACGGCCCGGCCGATGGCCTCGGGGCTGCCGCCCTGCTTGCGCACGGTGCCGGCGATGGCGGCCAGGGTGTGGTTGCGCCGGCCCGCAGGGATGCGGTCCCACTCCAGGCCCGTGTAAACGCCCGGGGTGGTGTGCCGGGGCAGCCAGTCGGGGTCGAACGAGCGGATACCCGAGGCGATATAGAGCGTGCGCCCGGCAGCGTCCGGCGCCACGATGTAGGAGCCCCGGCCAGCCCGGATGTCGACGTCGGGGAACACGCCCACCGCTGGCCCCTCGGGTGCACCGGGCTCCCACTTGTAGATGGCGTGGTAGCCCCGGGGCGTCCGGTAGGTCAGCGTGTCGAGGAACGGGCGCTGCGAGTACACGTCCCACGCCTCCTGGCTGTCGTAGTCCACGACCACGAGGCCGTCGGTGCGCATCCCGTGCCAGTCGCCCGGCTTGTGCGAGACGCCCTGGTAGTCCGGCGAGGCCCACCCGCCGACAGCGGGTTCCTTCGAGCCGTCCTTCAGGGGAAGGTAGATCGTCATGGGTTCCTCTCGTCCCTCTCGCTGTGGTCGCCAGCCCCGGGGGGAGAGGATCACCCCCGGGGCCAGCACTCGACGTCGTCAGCCGGGAAGGCTGGCGGCCTCGAACTTGGACAGGTCGTTCCACCCGTCCTTGATGGTGACATGGGCCGTGAAGACGGCCACGCCACGTCGGGTCTGAAGGCGGGCCAGCGACAGGCTGACCTTGCCGGTGGTGTAGTCGACCGTTTCGCCGAGCGCCTCCAGCAGGGGGAGCGTGAAGCCAGCGCCCTTGCCCCCCAGCATGAAGTTGCGCTTGACCGTACGGTCCATCATGTCGCCGACGTCGAGCACCTTGGCGGTGATCGCCAGCATCGGACGGCCGTCCCTGGTGGCCGCCTTGCCGATGTCGACGAGGAGGAACGTGTAGTCGCCCTCGGGGATCGGCAGGCTCGCCTCGGTCAGGTCGAGGTCGATCTCGTCGGCGCCCGCTTGGGCGGCGGCGATCAGGTCATCGATGTCTCCGAGGCCCAGTTCCTCGTCTGAGAACTGGTCGGCGGGGTCGTCCTGCATGGTGGGCTCAGCGCTCATGGGGTCTCCTTCGTCGGGGTGGGCTTGCGGTACGCACGGCCGATGGCCGCCTTGATCTTGGGGATGGTCGGGTCGGTCATCGAGCCTCTCAGGGTACTGGTCCAGCGGTTGCCGGCCACCCTACGGGGATCGTCGGGAGCCCACGAGAGGGTGCGGACGTCGGTGCCGTCCGGCTTGGTGCCCTTCTCGTACTCGCCGATCACGTTGGCCCACTCCTCCAGCACCTTGCGGGTGGCGGCGGGCAGGTCCGGGCCTCGGCGGTACTCGCCGTGCTCGGGGTCTGGGTCCCTGGTGTGGCAGAGGACGATGATGTCCTTGCTCGTGCGCCGCAACATGCTGAGCACACGACCGTACGCCTGGGCCAGGGCGTTGTAGTCCCGGAGTTCGGGCACGGTCTTGCCTATCTGGAGCATGCCGGCGTTCTCGCCCCGGTTCTGCCCGGTGGCGGTGTCGACGGCCTCCTCGATAAGGAAGCGGGCCAGGGCGTTGCCGGTGTCGATGACCCAGGTGTCTCGCTCCCAGGAGCGGCGCTTGGCCTCGACGAACAGGCCGTTGAGGTCCTGCCAGGCGGTGGGCTCCCAGGAGAGGATGTCGGCGCCCTCGGGCACCGCCTCGCCTTCGAGGGACCCGTCCAGGTCGATGAACAGCGGTCGGCTGGCGGTGGCCGCCAGCGTCGTCTTGCCGACAGCCTTGCGGCCGTACACGACGAGACGGAGGGGAGGAACCTGCCGAACAACCGGGGCCGGCTGCTGCGACAGGGTGGGGATGGTGCTACCAGTCATGGATCTCCATTCGACTGACGTAGGTGGGTTGGGAGCCAGCGCCCGATCGCTCGGGGGAGGGCTCGCCGCACATAGTAGCGGCTGTGGGCGTTGTCCCCT